GTGGTGTCGGTGCCGGTCCCACCCGCGACCGTGTCGTTGCCAGCACCGCCGGTGACGGTGTCACCCGCAGGCGCCGGCTCTACGCGGTCGAGCAGATCGCTGATCGGCTGCATCGACTCAGGCGTCGCGCCTGCCGCCACCGCTTCATCCGTTGCGGCTTTCAGGGCATCGATCTCGTCCTGCGGCATCGTTACGGCGGGCGGCGGCGGCGGCGGTTCAGGATCCAAGGGCGCGCCCACCGCGACCCGGTTGATGAAGTCGTTGATGGGCTGCATCGCTGCGGGCGGCGCGCCGATCGCGATGGCGTCCTGCACCGCCGATTTCAGGGCCTCGATGTCCTCCGGCTTCATGGTGGTCTCCCTTCAACGCAAGGCGAGTGGGCCGACGATACGCACGGTAGGCAGACCGAACAGCAGTGCCACGAGCATGTACAGGGCGATCAGCGCCACCACTGCGATGTAGAGCTTCTCCACCTGTGGAGGCGGCCCCCAACCAAGCGCTGCGAGCACCCATTTCGTGATGGCGCCAACCAGCAACAGAATGACGATGACGATGGCGATGTTGATCAGACCGAGGACGATGCCGCCGAGTGCCATGCTTCACCTCACGTTGATGCGGCCGGCGAGGACGGTGTTCTGGTAGGTGCCGGTGGTCGCCAGCTTGAGACGGACCCGGTTGCCGAGCAGGCCGTTGAGCAGGGTGTTGTCCGCCAGAAAGCCATCGCTCGCTGAGACGATACCGGCCGCGCTCGTGCCGCTCAGGTTGAAGGCCCGCCGATCCGACACGGTGTTGAACACGAGGCAGGCCACGTCGAATGCAGTCGCTCCGTCATCGAGCGAGGTCTGCACGTAGGCGCGGATGCTCGCCATGTCGCTGGTGCCGTAGCGAAAATCGAGCGACACGGACATCGCCTGCATGCCGTCGAGGCCAGTGACCCAGACCCCGGTATAGACATCCGCGACCGTCACGGCGAAGTCGCCGCCGTCGATCGTCAGCGCGTAACAGCCCGCCCCGTCCATGTTCTCAGCTCCGCATGTCGATGTGAGGGGTGAGCAGACCGATCACCTCAGGCGGCAGCGCGCCGTTCTCCCCGACCTGGCCGACCCAATAGGTCTCCGCCTGCACACCGGGGATGTCGATCGAACGCAGCGCCGGATCGCGCGTGGACGAGAGAGTGCGGCACATGGTCAGCGTCGCCCGCTGCACATCGTCCGGCACTTTCTCCAGGGTGTAGCCGGCGGTGTAGGTCACCGCGACGGTGTCGCCGCACCATCCGACACTCTCCAGCCGCCCCGTTTCCGATTGCCGGTAGAGAACGCCAGCCTCGTCCTGCACGAGCCAGTCAGCGTCGGTCAGGTCCGTATCACCCTCGGTCACCAGCGACACCAGGCTCACCGGATAGCGCGCCAGAATCAGCGGCTTCGGAGCGAAGTTGTATTGCGAGTAATAGAGGTCGAACCAGGACCGATACCACGTCTCCTTGACGGTCTCCTGCCGCCAAACCCTGCGCGTGTAGGACGCGACAGCCGCCGAGCCATCGGCGATCAGATCCTTCAGCCGAGCGTCGTCCTTGGGATCCGTGCCCAGGTAGCGACGGGCCTCATCGAGCGAGACAAGGTTCTGGTCAGGCGCTGGCGTCAGCACCTGCAGCGTGCGGATCTCCGCCATCAGCGTCTGGCGAACGCGAAGCTGAAGATCTGATCGCGGCCGAGCATGGTCTCGATCCCGGTCATCTCGACGAGGCGCCAGCCAAGCTCGTCCATCACGTCGATCAGGCCGTCCTTCGTGAAGTACCAGCAGTGCTCATCCGGCCGGAAATGCCGCGACTGCAGGGCATGGTGGACGGTCTGGAACAGCGGCACGGCGAGGAAGGCCCACCGCCGCACGTTCGCCAGCAGCTCGGGGAAGTCCGGCATGTGCTCCAGCACGTCCCACATCGAGACGGCGTCGCAGGGATCGATGCGCGGGTTCCAGTAGAGCTCGTGCTTGTGCAGCCACGCCACGGCTGCCGGGTTGATGTCGTAGCCCCAGGTTTCGAAGTTGTCGCGATAGTCCACGAACGAGCCGCAGCCAATGCCGACGTCCACCAGATCGCCGTGCCAGTGGCGCTCCACCATCCGCCCGCGAGCGATGTTCAGCGCCCGGCCCATGTCGGTCCCGCCCATCTTCTCGTATTTGGCGAAGTAGGCCTCGTCATAGGGCGCGCGGGCCTGATCGACCGGGTAGTAGCCAAATCCGTGCTGCTCGAACCAGATCAGGCGGCTCGGAGCATCCTCGCCGTCGAAGAATCGAGGCGCCGCTGCCATCGCCGCCACTGGGCCATCAAATCGGGTATCGACTTGCTGCACTGGTGGTGCATGTCCATGCATCTGCAGAAGTCCTCCGGTACGGCGAAGCCGAGACGGCTCGCGTTCATGCGGGGATCGATCAGCACCTCGGGCGCGTTCATGCCGCCATTGCCGCCCAGCACCACAAAGGTCGGCGTGCCGAGGGCGATGGCCGCAGGCACGATCCAGCCCACGCCTCCAACCACCACGGCCGCGTCCCGGACGGTCGCGAGGAGCTGCCTCACGCTCAGTTCGCCGTGCGTCAGCGCCAGGTTGTTCGGCGGCATCACGCCACAGGCCAGCAATTCGCGGTCGGTCTGGATGTCGCAGACCACGACGACGGCGAAACCCCGGTCCTTCAGGTCGCCGGCGATGTCCGCCACATACTGCGGCAGCGGGTTCCTCGCCTCGTTGTCCCACTCCAACCGACGCATCACCGGTCGGATCAGCGCCAGCGGCGCGCCCCCTGTATCGAACGGGCACTCACCCAACGCCGGTAGACTCCACACTGGCGGTCGAGCCATACCCATCGGCATCTTGACGGCCATCGCCGTGAATACGTTGGCCGTCTCCAACTCGATCGGACCATAGCCGAGGGCGACCTTCTGGATGCGGGCCGGCGGTTCGACCCACCGTGCGGCCGACTGGCGCCACACATTGCGCATCTGCAGCCGCAGCCCCTTCTCCCCACGGACGAACTGCACGGGGAGGTCGTCGTAGAGTTCCGGCCAGGGCGTCTCGAGGAAGATCGGCCGCTGCTGCGCTGCGTCAGCGATCACCGGCCGGATGTAGATGGCGTCACCAAGCCCCCAACAAGCCTGGATCAGCAGCGGCTCAGCCGCGGCGCCGCGGCTTCGGCGGGTCGGCGACAACGCGGATCTTCTTCGTCTCAGGGATAGGGGCGGGCATAGCCAAGCCTGCCCGGACCAGCTCCTGCGCGCGGAGTTCACCCGCCTCGAAGATCTGGCCCGGGGAGACGTCGCCCTCGTGATCTGGATTGCGCCAGGGCCTGAGGGCCTGCATCAGCATAAGCAGCACGTCTCACTGCAGAACATGCCTTGCCGCCGTTTCCTGCCCTTTCGGCGCGAAAAGACATAGATCGGCGGCCAGAATGTCTGCGTGGCCTCGTCCCACTGCATCAACGGGACGCCGCACTCATCACACTTCAACGCCATTACGGCAGCGTGCCGTAGATGAACGCCTGCGGACGGTAGACCGCGAGCGCCAGCCGCTCTTCAGCTCTGATAGTTATCATATTGCGACTGAAATTATCTTCGTCTTCAGTGCTGATCATCACCTCGATCGACAGCCGGTCGAAGATCTGTGCGCCGAGCTGGAACGCCCCGGTGAGGAAGTGGCTGACCGTCATCGCCGGCGTGTCGACCACTGGTAGAGTCCACAGCCGCTTGGCGATCTGGTTCTGCGGATCGCCCACCAGATACCGCTGCATGCCGTCCTTGGTCAACTCGATCTTGGCCCAGTCGGTCGGATGCAGCACGTAGCCAGTGGCCGGGTAGAGGGCCAGCGTCGCCTGCAGGGACGCAAGCCGCAGAACGTCGATCGCCTGGGGGTTGGTCGGAGCGAAGGCGCCAACATAGGCGGTTGCCTGCGGCACGATGCCCAGGAGGTGCTGGCCGGTGCCATCGCCGTACAGCAGCTCATTCTCCTCGACGTATTGCAGGCCGTAACGCAGCCGCCCGTCCACGTAGGACTGCAGCTGCGGCGCGTCGTCCATGATCTGCCGCGACGCCTTGGTGCGGTGAGCGATGGTCCTCACGGGCACCGAGCGCAGATCGAACGCGATGTCGGTCTTTGGCTTCAGCGCACCTTCGGACACCACACTCGCGGCGGTGACGTGCGGATCGGAGGTCTCCACCGGGTACTCGATGGCATTGCTGGCGGTGGTGCCCGGTGTGATCAGGTCGCGGACGACGAGCCGGCGCATCGGCGGCATCACGATGGGCTGGCGGTCGGCGATCACCAGAGAGCTGGTCGGCGAGACGCCCGGTCCCCACACGCTGGCGCCGCTGAAGAGATCCTTCAGTTCGATGGTGACCCGCGCCTGGCCGGCCTTCGACGCGCAGAGCGCCTTGACCTGTTCATTGTCGATGATGTGCTGGCCGAGGGTCTTGAGGTCCGGCGTGTTGTCTCCGCTGCCTCGGCGCGACACCTTCTGCTCGATCTCGGTCAGCCGGGCCGAGATCTCGTTCATCGTGGTCAGCGCCTTGTCGGCGTCGGCCTTGGTCTCTTCGTTCATCTTGCCGAGATTCTTCATCTCGGTCGTCGCCTTCTCCGCGAACGACTTCACCTCGTCGGTCGCGGTCTTGAGGTCGATGCTGAGCTTTCTCAGATCGGCTTCGGTTGGAACATCGCCACCATCGGGCATGTCAGTCTCCTAGTTTTGGAAGGGTGAAGCCGCTGATGGCCCCGCGCAGTTCGCCGAGTGCCTTCAGCCTCTGAGCCGCTTCGTCCTCATCCCGAGGAGTGGCAGACTTGAACCCGCGCTCCGCGATAGAGCGCGCTTCGGAGTTCGAGAATCCAAGCTCCCGCAGGGACCGCTCCAACTCGCGAATGGTGTCCGGCTTCGACTTCGTCGCGGGCATGTCGTTACCGGTGATGTGCTTATAGGCGGTCTTGATGTGCCCCATGATCTGCTGGCGCTCATCGGCAGTCGGCGCATCCCCGCCGCCCATGCACGAGGCGCACATATCGTGGGCCTTCATCATCGCGTCTGCGGCCGCCTGGTGGTTCGGCATCTGCAGCATCGACTTCACGCTTTCGATCTGCGCGAGACGGTTCGCCGGATCGCACACAGGATCCACGCTGAACAGGTCAACCGACTTGAGGTAGCGCCGGGGCTCGCCGGCCTTGGAGCCTTTCTTCACTCCGTCCTCGCGCCCGGCCCATGCCATCGACAGGCCGCGCATGGCCTTCTTCTGCATGAGCTGTCTGACGCGGTTCACATGGGGATGGTCGAGCGCGATCAGGTGGCCTTTGACGCGGAGGCCCTTCGTGTCGGTCTCCATCTCGTCCCACATGCCGATCGGCAAAGGATCGCCGCCGAACATATAGGCGCTGTGCTCGGCATACATGAACGGCATGGTGCCGGCGGCCTTGTGCTCCGCGAGCGTTGCGTCGAAGGCGCCCGGCTCGACCAGATCACCGTAGGTGTCGATCACGCCAAAGACCGAGCCATACCCTTCGATGACCCCTTGGGCCGGATCGCCGACGAACTTCAGCTCGGCATGAGCCGCAAAATGTTCGCGCAGGAGCATTGGTTGTCCCCTATGCGCCCTGACGGGCTGGTGGAGCGTTCTGATCCTGCTGCCGACCTGGATCAGGCGGAGGCGCCACGGGCTGCTGCCCGAGGGTTTCGAGCGGCATGCGCCCTGCCGCCATCGTCAGCTTGTCGCCGCCGGGCAGCGGCGCGTCGTTGTTCTTCGCCCGCATCTCGTTCGGGGTGTTGATCCCGGCATTGACGTAGGAGGCCATCGTGGCTGCGCGCTTCTCGCTGTCCGCGCGCAGCAGGCCATCGACGTTGAACTGGACGTAGTAGAGCATCCGATCGACCGGGCTCATCAGCGTGCGCCGCACTTCCTGCTCGAACGCCATCAGCCAGGGCCGCAGGGTGTAGGTCAGGAACCAGAGGTTCATCTGTTCCAGGCCCGTGCCCCAGGCCGTCGTCTTCTCCATGTGCCCGACCATGACCGGGTTCACGCCGAACCAACGGCAGATCGTCTCAACGGAGAACGCGCGCGTCGCGAGCAGCTGCGCGTCGTCGGGGTTCATAGTGATCTGGTCGAGCTTCCATCCTCCCTCGACCAGCGGCACCTTGCCGGCGTTGATCGAGCCGGAGAACTTCTCGACAAAGCTCTCACCGAAGCGTTCGCGCTGCACCGGGGTCAGATAGTTCGGCGCGGTCAACACCATGCTGGGTCGCATGCCGTTGCGGAAGAACGATGCTGCCGTCTTCTCCGCTGCCCAGGCGATGCCCATCTGCTCGCGCGCCTGCGCAACCGGCGACAGGCCCACGATGCCGTCGAGGGAGAAGCCCTTGAGGTGGAATATCTGATCCTCGGTGAAGTCCTCGCTGACGTTCATCCACGAGTAGTGGAATTTCAGCGAGCCATCCTGGTTCCGAATGACCTGCAGCCGCGACGGCAACAGCGGCGTCAGGCTGACGACCGAACCATCCTTACGCCGCTCGATCAGCGCATAGGCGTTCCCCCACAGCAGCAGGCAGGAGAACATCGCCGTCAGGAACGTGACCGACGTCATGTCGGCGTTCGGCTGGTCGTGCAGCAGCGGGTAGAGCCGATGGTCCCTGTCCAACTCGCCGCGGCCGTCGGGCAGCGTGCGGAACAGCTGCAGCGGCAGCGTGGCAATGGTCTGCGAGATCAGCCGGACGCACGCGAACACGGTGTCGATCTGCAGCGACGAGTCGATGGTGACGGTCTCGCCGCTCGCGGTCGGGCCACCGCCGAAATAGTGGTAGAGGCGGGGATCGTTCAGCCCGAGGGCCTTCGCGATC